GCCTTTTGCTGTTGTGCAATTAAATTAGTTTGTGCTAATTGTGCTGCCCCACTTATTAATGATTTATCTGCTTTCATTTTTGATATTGGTTATTAAATTTTTTATTAGTACCCATACTTAAAGTGCTATTAAAATATGATTGACCTAAGCTACTACCTGTATTATCAACTTGCATAGCACCAAATGGACTAAAATTAGGTTTGTAACCAGAACTCAATATGTTATTAGGGTTACCAGCATTTGCTTGATTAAAATTAAACCCACCAGAAGTCAAAGAACTAGTGGCATCTCCAACACCACCAGCTACAGATCCTCCACCACTAAAAGCACCTGACATGCCCATACCTGCAACAGCTCCACCTAAATCAGCTATACCACCAATTATCTGCGCGTCTGCTTGAGCTTCTGCTAATCTTGCTCCTGCTAATCTCTGTTGAGACATGCCTAGTAGTGTAGATGTTTTATTATAATCTAGTGATCTAGCTTGAGTTGCACCCGCTGCTTCTAACTGCTGTAATTTTGCTGCTTGTTGTGCTGCTAGCATTTGGTTTTGTCTTTCTTGTTGACCTATAGAAGCCGATGCTTTTTGCGCTGCTATATTAGCTTGACCTTGAGATGCTTGTGCTAAAGCAGCAATACCAGAACCACCTGCAGATGCTCTAAGTGTTTGAAGAACATTAGCTTGACTTTGCATTTGCTGCTGTTTCATAAACTCTGCTTGTTGTAGGTTTACTGTCATATCCTCCATAGTGTTCTGCATATTACCATACAAATTAGAAGTATCTAAACCTTCATAAGCCTTCATTCTTCTATTATACTCATTTTGAGCCATTGATTTTTCTCTTTTAGCTTTGTTTTTAGCTATTATACCGCCAGTTGTCTTAGCACCAGCAGCAATACCCAAACCTACACCTACAGCTATAAAACTCATATTTTATTATTTTTATTTTTTAACAATTTTAAATCTTCTTGAGTTATTAATGGATCTGAAAAGTTTTCAGCAATAACTTCTTTTTCTATTTTAGCAACGTCTGTCTCCTCTGTTGCATGTACTGTTACGAAAACACAGTCAGTGTGCGTATATATAATTCTTTTTGTTCCTGGTTTTGTTATACCATGATATGGAGCTTTTAGATGTTTAATTCCATCTTCTGTCAATATTGACATCTCTCCTTGCATTAAAAAAAATGGATGTTCTTTTTTATGTATTTTAGTTATTAATAACTCATTTGCGGGATTAAATATTTCCCTAACATAACAACCATCAGCAAAACTATGTTTTACTGGATTACGTTCATGAAGCTTTTTTTCATCCATCCATAAGCCTTCATCACTACCTTTCTGTTGTATTTCAGTTATTTTTTCTCTAAAAGTATTCCTTTTTCTTATTTCTTCACCTATTTCCCAAGCTTCATCAAAATTAAAACTATGCTTTAATCCTAGTTCTTTTGTATACTTTATAAATTGCTCTTTTGATTGTTTTTTGCTTAGTGGTTTTTCTTTTACTTGTTTGTTAATATCATTTAATTTCATTATATAATATAATTACATTGTTTGTAAACTATTTACTACTTATAGCAACTTCTGAGCCAACAGAATAAAGTTCTACAGCATTATAGGAGTTGTTTTTCATAACAACTTCAGCATAATAACCTTTCAACGAAGATAAATTAGCTTTGTTATCTTTTGTAAAAAGCATAAAATTACTATCAGTTGGTCTATCCTCCCATTCATTTATATTGCATGTTACAGTAGTTCTAGTAGCATTAATTGCTGTACATTCTCCAACAACTATTGGTGCTCCAGCTACACCGCTTGTTACAACGGATTTATATACTGTATCACCTACTTGTATTGATGAATTTACTTCTTTACTAAATACTAAGTTAATTGAATCTGCCATATTATTAAGGTTCTATTGGTAAAGATATTCTTGGTTCTACTATTAATGTTTGTCCTGTCGCCGCTACAGCCGCTAATCTTAACGTAAATGTAAAAGTTGCTTGCGTTACAGTAGGACTAGAGTTTGCAGTAGTTAATGTTGAAGTTAAACTTACAGAAACATCACCACTTGTACCAGTTGTTAAAACACCGCCTGAAGAATCTTTAAACCCTGCTGTAGCAGGTCCTAAATACAATCTAACACCACTCATTGTATTGCCATACCAATTACCAGTGACTGTACCTGTAAACACTATGTTTGTTGAGGTACCTGTACCAACGGCTACTGACTTAGGATACATTACTAAACCAGAAATATGAGTATCTGTTGAGAATGTTTTTTGTATAAATACATATGTTGCTGTTGTTCCACCCGATCCGCTAGATTGTGATAATATATTATTTAAATCTAACGTTATTGGTAATTTTTGATACCCGTATCTAGAAACAGACAACAAACCAGTTAAAGTATATATTTTACTACTACCAGTAATAGCATCTTCTAAATTACTTATAGCAATATCCCAACCATATGGAGATGAAAACGTAAGTTCGTCACCAGATGTAACATAATCTGTAGCATCAGAAACAGCAACACCATCTTCTGCAATAAGAACATAAATATTTCCTGCAGCAGAATATACTCCAGGTACTGGTGCTTGAGTAACTGTTATTATTTTATTTGGATAATTTTCTGTTATTCTATCTGAAGTAACAATGCTACCTACGCCTATGGAATCTGGTGCAACAGTACCAGATAAACCTACTGCGTTAGGGGTTGCAGAAGTATCAGCTATTACTGTATTAGCAAGAATTTTTGCCTCAACATATTGAAAATCATCCTCTATAATTATATCTCTTTGTTTTGTTAATGTTGTTGAACCACCTACAGATGCAACAACTTTAAATGGAATTTGAGAAAAGTTAGAATCAGCGTCTGGATCTCCATAAGCATAGTATTTACCACTATCTAAAAATTTAAGTTCTCCAGTAGGAGCTGTAGTAGGGAATTGGTCTATAGTCATAGTTGTACCGGTTTTAGGTGGTTTTACAACTCTAGTTATTGGATCACCATCGCCATCTACAGGCATGTTAGTACCTTTGATTAACATACCAGTTTTTATGTTTGCATTAGCGGCTTGAAGTATTATAGTTTTGCTATTTGCAGAAGCTCCACTAAATGTTAAATCTACATTATCTGCTATCGTTTGATTAGAAGATAAAACCAAATTTTGTTGGTCAGATAAAGATTCAACCGTGACAGTTCCAGAAATTCCACTTCCCGTTACAAAAAATCCAGCCTGTATAGTTCCACTATTATTATCAACAACTACTGCTGTAGATGCGCTGGTTCCTCCACCAACGTTAACCTTAGCTGTAGCAGTACCTACAGTAACGGTGCTATCTAAGTTTCTTATGTTTATTTGAGCCCCATCACTATCTGTTATTATTGGTCTTGTAAATGTTAATAATACGTTATCACTTAAACTTTGATTACTAGACATTTCTAAACGCGTTAAAGAAGTAATTGATGCTACAGTTACAGTTCCAGAAATTCCTGTTCCTGTTATTATATCTCCAATTTTTATATCGCCACCAACTTCATCAATATTTAATGTAGAGCTACTGCTAACAGCCCCGTTAACTTTTGCTGTAAAAGCTTCATCAGGATGTGCATTTATATATATTAATGGATCTGCGTATTGATTAACTTCGCATGAAGCAAAATCATTACTAGAATCTAATGTAGCATTTCCAGAAAAACTAGAAGATAAATCTGCTGGCGCTACGGCTCTAATAAAATATCTGTAATATGTAGATACACTAATTTCACCATATTCTTTTGATATAGATAATCTACCTGTGTCTGGTAAAGTTAAAGTATAAGAATCTGATTGAAATAATCCTGTAGCACTATTATAAAAATTTCTAAATTTTACTGTTCCAGTAGGAGCACTTAAAGACCCATCTGAATTTCCAGTAAAAACCAAATTTAAAGTTCTAACTCCTGTAAACTTATTAACACTAATGGTACTTATTTTTGTTGAACCAGCAACAGTACCACCTGAACCATTATCAAGTCCTGGTAGATTATTACCAGAATAAACAATCATATCATCTTGAGGTGATCCAACAAGCGTTGTAAAACTTAATGTTGCTGCTGAAGTAGAACTTTGACTAAATGTTATTGTTCCAGATCCCTCAGCTTCATTAGAAAAGGTAAAAGTTGGATTTGTTTCATCAGCATAACCTGTTGAACCTTGTATTACCATTGTTTTTGTTTCACCCGCAGCTATTATTGTCTTATTACCACCGTCAAAAGCGGTTAGCTCTGCTGTATTTGGAGAAAATATTTCAGTTGATTTAGCCGTAAAAATTAGTTTGTCAAATTTAGGATTATTAATACCATATACATATTTAACTGTAAAAGTTACAGATGTTGATGTAAAAGTTAATGTTGTACCATCTGGTATTGTTTTAGCAGAAGTTAAAATTAAAGTATTACCACCTATACTATGAACTCTAGCATCTTGACCTAAGCCTACACCAGCAACAGCCATACCATTAACTATACTTGTATGACCACCATCTAAAGTTACTTCATTGCTACTGGTAACAGCGCCATTAACAGTAGCAGTAGTAGTTGCCCAATCATCTGTTATAGTGTAACTACTTATTGCGCTAGTATCTTCTTCTTCAATAAAAGCAGTTGGTTTAGTGCTAAAAGAATAATTATCATCTGCTACAAATGTTTTAGTAAAAACAGTAGCTGCAGTAGCATTGTAGGTGCCAGTTCCAGAATAAGCAATATTATCACTTGATGCGGTTGTTGTATTTTCTTCTATAGTATCGTATGTTCCAGCTAAAGTATAAGTGTTTGCAGACGCAGCTCCAGTAATATTCACTGTCATTTCATCGTCTGATGATGGCATTACTCCACTAAAAGTTATAGTAGCTTTTACATTAACACCATCTTGAGTAAATGAAATACTACTAACACCTGCTCCACTAACTCCAGACGCACTGCTAAAAGCAAAGCTTGATGCTGATATATTGTAACCAGTATTTGGAGCTATTGTTAGATCTAAGGTACCATAAACACTGTTTAAATTAGCGCCATTAGCTACACCAGTTATTATTTTAGTTGCTGAAACATCTGTATTGTGATCTGTTGTAGAATTAGCTAATACTATAGTTAATTCTGCTTGAGTAGGACTTGCAGCACCTGATATAGATGAAAATGAACCTAAACCCTGAACTGATAGTTCTTTAGTGTCTATGTTAGATAATGAAGTAGTATCACCTAATATAATATTGCTCCATAAACCTTCTTTGTTTTTAAATAACTTAACACTTCCACTTTGAGAATTTGTTGTTACAGATTCAGCACTCCAACCTACTGCTGATGTTTCTGTTAATTGAGCTATTTGATTAGAATTATAATTAGATTTTTGTAATTCAGCAAGAGTTGTTCCTGCTCCAATAGTCACGTTTGGACTTAATGAACTTCCACTAGCATCAACAGATATAGTACCAGAATACGTAAATGATTTAGAATCACTACCTTCATAATTTAAAGTTTTATATTCTTTAATTGTTGAAGATTCATCATTTATTAATAAAGTAACGGAAGTATCTGAAGTTTTTATAAACTCAAGATTTGTGCTATCTGATATAGTTTGATTAGAAGAAAGCGTAACTGTAGTATTAATAGATCTATTAGGTATTGTTACACCACCTACAGTAGTAGTTGGTACAGATATATTTGTTACAGTAACATCACCAGCTACGCCAGTACCTAACACATAATCACCTATAGCAATGTTATCTACACCAGGTTGAGTTGCTATAGATAAAGAAGTACCATTTGTTAAAGCAGCAGCTGTTTTTGCTAAAACTTGATGAAATGAATTTCTTCTTTCGTTAGTATGAGCATATAAATAACCATTTTTATAAGTGTAATATGTATTATTTAACGAAACGCCTGATTCTGGTAAAAATGATTTAAAACTTGTCCAACCATCAACTCTTTCGTCAAAGCAAAGAGTATAATTATTTAATGTTATATTATAAGATCCTTTTCTTTCATTATAAGATCCTACGATTGACGTAGACAGTGGTAGATTGTCATTAAACCAATCTGTCATACCTTTTATAGCTATATCAGTTATACCATCTCTAGATAGTCTTAAAACAGATCCTCTGGCTTTATCTGAGAAATATACTCTATAAGCATGCGACACAAAAGACTCTGGATTTTTAGATATACCATATTCACCCGAGTAAGGCATTGCTTGACCTAAAACATTATTTGTGGAAGTTAAATTAGTATTACCATCAGCATTAAATAAAGCATCTTTATTAGCTAGTATTTTTATTACTTTGTCCTCGCAAAAAGCTATAACATCAGCATCCCTAGTATGTAGCTTTTGTATACTACCATATTCTGGGTTTAAATCTTTAGTAATTTTTTCAGCTTGAATAAATTCATTTAATCTATTTACACCACCCGTAGCATTAAATATGCCAGAGTAAATTATAGTATTTAGTTTTATTTCTTGTTGATACTTTTCATTCAACACAGTTGATACAATTGGTCCCTTGTCTATTATAACAGCATTAAAATCATCTCTAATTCTATTAGATTCAACACCCTGACCAAAAGAATAACAATTAAACCAGTCTAATTGATGATCTTGGCCATGAACTTGACTGTCAGCTATTGTTATATTAGCTGTTCCACTAGATATAGTACCAGTTGTTGTCAGTGTAAAGCTATATATACCTTTTGGATCTGTAAAAGTAAGTACAGTTCCTGTAGGTATTGACCCAGTGGTATTATTGTTTAATATTATTGTGTTTTCTATAGTATCGTATAAATCTATAACAGAATTAGCTGCTATATTTGTTCCAGTTACTTGTAGTCCAGTTTTTAATATTGGTACTGCACTACCAACTTCATTATATATATCTAAATCAATAGATTCTTTAGGTTCAACTTCAAATACAGCAGGATTATTAGATGACATATCATTTTCATCAAGAAAATCTGTTGAAACAAGTTTTCTTACTATATGAATTTTTGCTATTCTACCAGTATCACTTGTATCAGATGCATCTTCATACACAAAAGGATCATCATATCCTTTATTTCTACTAGTATCTTGAGTTACTTTTTCAATCTCTATATTAAAATTTCTTCTTCTACCTACTGTTCTTTTTCTTAAACTTCTTTTCTTTGATCTAAAATCAGTTGTTACTTCTGATTTTGTTATTTTATAAATAGAACCTTTTAATCCTTTAGCATTTTCAAATTGAATAAAGTTACCAACTTGTCTAAGATCTCTAGACATAGGATTAGTTATAATATCTTGAAATTTCTCATCTGGATCATGTTTATCACCTGGTAGATCAACTCCAGCTAAATAAAGTACAAAATTTTTACTACCTCTTTTAGGATGCTGATGCTCACCTTTATCGTATGTACTTTTTGGATTAGTGTCTGTCCAACACCAGTCAACATTTTTATCTTTTTTGGGTTTAGAATTCCACGATGCTACAGCAAATCCCAAAACTAAAATAGCTGGTACACCACTACTTATTGCCAAGGCGGCTGCAGGTGGAATAGAGTTGTTGTTGTCATTTTCAGGATCACTTAAAGCATTTTCTAATATTTGTTCGCTTCTTATACTAGCAAATTCGGTTTGTACCGCAGGAAAAGTCTCTATAATACTTGAATCAAAAATAGAATCTCTATTTATTTTAACAAAAAATCTACCAAAAAATTGAGAATCTATTTTTTTCTCTTTTTGTAATACTTCAATTTTAAATTCAACAACTGCGTTTTGAGCTGTATTTAATAAATAAGAACTTGATGCTGTTCCATCAGTGTTATATACAGCAAATACATCTTTGTCAGCTTCTTTTATGGGTGATTTAAGTGTTACTTCATATATTTCTAAAGAACTATTTTGTGTTCCAGTTGGACCACCTTTTTGTATTTTATATCTTTGAGTTGTTGCAACTTCATTACTACCTTGTAATGTTGTGATTGCTATTTCTGAATCTGAAGAAAATGAATTGTAAAAACTTGGATTTAAAACATCTGTTGGACCTTCAAATTGAAAACTAATTGCACCAACTGTAGGTTCGCTTTCTAATCCAGAATCATATCTAGCTTGAACGTTTGCAGTTGCCTTAGATATTAATTGTTGTGATATAAAATCTGGAACTTCATTTTTAATATCTAAAATCTTATATTTAGCTTCTTCTTCTACAAAAACACTTTCATTGTGTTTTTTCTTTAAAATTAAATAATCTTCTTCTGTAACTTTGTTTCTTTCAGACGAAGGAAAAGATAACCATATATTACCATCTTCTGCTAAATAATATCTATCTAATGCAATATTGTAATATTCACTAGATGATTCTTTAATAAAATGTTTAAAATGAGTTGCAAATTCAGGTGCATTATTATTGAGTTTACAACTTAAACTGTTTACTTTATTAGCATGTTCTTTAGATATTTGCACAGCAGCTTCTTTTTTAGAAAAAACGGGTGTTTCTCTGCTGTATGGGTCTAGATAAACGACACCAACTTGATATGTTCTTTGTGATTTTACAGACTTTTCAGGAGCTTCAACTGTAGTTATATCTGTTGAATTATGTGTTGTTATTATGTCAGGTAATCTATTGTTTTCTATATTATAACCCTGAGTGTAATTACCATATAGTATTCTATTAGAACTAAGCTCTTGAGCTTGAGCTTTTAAAGGAACGTTATCCCAAGGCCTAAGTATTTGATTTGATTCAACAACATCACCAACTATTTCACTTTTTATTTCATAAGGAAATTCTGTAGACAAATCTTCTGTCTTTATTCTATCTACTATATAAATGTTATTATTATTTGATTCTTTATAAAGTAAATCTACTTCAATAACACCTACAGGCGGTGTTTCCAATGTTTGTATTTTTATTTGTCTAGCAGTATTAGACATACCAACATTAAAACCATCTGAAGATTTATATTCAAAGTTTGACGGAACAAAAGCTACGTTTGAAAATGGAGCAAAAGTTGAATATTCGCCATCTATATATTTCCATCTATAAGAAAATCTTACAAATTTATCTTCAAATAATGGATCTTCTTCAACTAAAACAACACTATATTCACTTATAAAAGCTCCTGAATCATTTGTTGTTCCGTAAGGAATATTTTCTGGTATTGTAAGTATTTTTATGAATGTTGTTAAAAAAGAGTTTGTACCTTTTGTTATTTTTGCTCTTATTTCATATTCAGTATCTCCTTCTATTGAATCTTTTTCAGTAAGAGATAATTTCAATATATCACCAACTTTATAGTTTGGTGCTATTGGAAATTGTAAAAAAAGCTCAGTACCAGATGGTCTTGCTACACCATCAGCATCATTGCTTGTTCTAAAACTTATACTATGAGATTTAATAGTTATTGGCTCATTACCTGTTCCTGCACCTGTTCTTTTAGAAGCAGATAAGGTTAGTTCGGGCTTAACATTTGGTGAGAGTTTTATTACAGTTATGTCTTTTTCTGTAAAATTGCTACCAGTAGAACCTAGATACTTTGTTTGTACCTTAAATTGATCTGAACCTACGGTAGTACCTTCTTTAAATTTCTTTATGTTTATTCTTTTAGGCTCAGTTTGGTTGTCTGTCCAAAAAAGTAAACCATCTATGATATTTATACCTGTTATTAAATAATTAGAACTAAAATTTAAAATATCATTTACATCAACTAATATTGGTTGTATAACACCAGTACTATCTTCGTATTCTACGACAGCACTTCCATTAGTAATTGCATCGCCTGCAGTATTTAAAAAAGAATAATGTATAAACCAATATATATTATCATTTTGAGTATCAACAAAAGAACCAATGCATGTTGGATCTATTAAATCAAATAAATTAGAATCTGCAGACCACTCTGTTAATACTTGAGTATTTTCATCGTATGTTCTACCTTTTTTTAAAACAGTGCCTAATACGTTTTGTATAGAACCTACATCAGATCCTTCAGAAGTAACTATTTCTATATTCTGGGCATCTCTATATTCACCATTAGGCAATAATCTTTCGTCAAGATCTTTGTTCATGCGACCTCTACGAAAGTGATGTTTTATATTTGCCATACTTTAATGTTTAATTATCTTAGACTTGTTTCTCATTGTCTGAGTTAGTTCCTCAGACTTAAGGTTTGATAATCTTAATTTTGCAACTCTTTTAGCAGCAAAACTTTCTTTTTTAAACCTATTAACTAAATATTCTGGTATATTTGATTTTGTTGCTAATATAGCATGTGCTAGGTATTTATACATTGCTTCTTCTGCAAATTTGTGTACAACCATTTCAGCGTCAGTACCTAAACTATCACTTATATAATCTATTACTATTGTTTTACCTGAAAGATTAGAGCTAAAATGTATATTACCTCTTAATTCATCAATATAAAAGCTTCCGTTAAACTGAGCAGTTTCAGGTGTTAAACCATATCTTCCACCTAAAAGGTATTCAGATTTTTTTTCTAAATCTTCATCTGAAGTTGTATCTACATCTATTTCATTACTAGTTTTATATCTTGTCCAAGCATTTGAATCATTTGACTCAAGTAAATCCCCTGTAGAACTATCATATAAAAAATCGTAACTATCATCTTGTAATATTGATCTAGGATTACTTGTATTTCTTACAGGATATAAAACTCTTTTTATTCCAGTTGTTCTTTCAACAAAAGATATTTTAGTATAATTAACATAATCCTGTGGTAATGGAAGTATTAAAGTTGTAGAAACTTCTACTTCAAAAGATTTCTTTGATTTAAAAGTATCATAACTAAATTCTTGCAAAGCTCTTTGAGCATGAAAAGCGACATCTGCTTTTCTAACTCTATTGATTATTTTTTCATTACCAACATAAGCAATTATAAAGTTACTTATTATATCGTCTAAACTTATATGTTGATAACCACCATAACCCTCTGTTGAGGTGTTTTCTTTTAATGTTATAACTAAACCAGATTTTGGAGCACCATTTGTTTCCTGTACGTCTGAATTAATACCTGAACTAGTAAAAAGAAGATTATAACTACTATCAGCTGTAGTATCACCAGGACTAGTGCCATTGTAACTATAATTACTTTTAGCTATCTCAATACCATTAATAAATACTACAATATTACCTTGTTGTGTAGGTCTAGTGGGAAAATCTGTTGATGCTACATTAAATGATAATGTTCCAGATCCACCTGTTCCATCTCCTGTCCAGCTTTTACTTTGACTATAATAACTTTGTTCGGTAGTTGTTCCTATTAATCCCATCTATTATACTTTTTCTTGTTGTAATTTTTTAATTTCTTCTTGGGATGATATTTGGTACAACTGAGGTTCTTTTATAGATACTCCAGCTAACTCTAATATTTTTAATACAAGCTCTGTTTCTTCAGATTCGTGAAGTTCAAAATTAATAGTATCTACAGAATTATATAATGCTTGATCGTTAACAACGGTATAAGCCCAAGAAGCTGTTGCGGGTTTATCTACATAATTACATTTTACATCACCTATAGTAGTAATTGTTATAGGATATATTTTTGCTGTAGTTTCAGTTAATCTTACGTAGTAAGGTCTTGAAGTTGTTGCTCTTGTAAGAGGAGATTTTTCAAGTTCTAAAAGTTCATTGTGTCGAACTTCTTCTATTTCCACTGGATATGTTCCACCTATATATTTTAGTGTACCTAATCTATATAAATCTGTAGGTAAAGTTATTGTACTTGTTGATATACCAATAGGTGCAACTTCGTGCTTTTGAAAAATTGTTATTTTTTCATTTAACAAATCTAACATATTAGAGTATTCAGTATCATTACCTGGTGCTCTGTTAAATTGGTTAACGTCATAAAAATATTGCTCAAATATTGCTAATTGAGCTTGGTTGGCAAATAAGTTAAATTCAAGAGGTGTTATATAACCTCGCTGTTCTTTATTGGCTATTGCCAAAACTCGTTGATATACTGTGTCTATGCTTACCGCCATAATTATTTTTTTAAAATAATAGTGTAACCACCTATTAAATGATTACACTATTATTGAAATTATTACCTTAATTGTTTTTCTATATTTGAATATATCTCCATACCTTCATCTGTTTTAAACCAAGATGCCAATGCAGAATATGGATGTTCATCGAAAGGAACATTCATTAATTTTCTATCATTAGAACCCCAACTAAAAGTACGTTGATCTTGAGAAAGTTTTATAATACCAAGTTCATTGGCTTTTATACCCATATTTCTAAGTTGAACATTTGGATCATTGACAAGATCTAAGAACAATTCAGGACTATTCTTAGCATATATAAGCAAATCTCTTTTAAGTTCCTTAGAACTCATCTCTGATACCTTAGAACCAATTTCTACCCTCATTACAGCCTCTGCCATTTCAATATCAAGATTTTTAGCAATATTAAGTGCTTCTATTTGAGTTTCTATAACCTCAACTTCATCAGCAGCTACAGCGCTAGGCTTATATTCATAGAATATTTTATCTCTTTGTGGATGATACAAAGAAAGTAATTTTTGAAGAATTGTTTTGTTTTTAGGTACGTTTAAAACACCTTGTCTAAAGATAATATGCTCTAATCTTTGTTCACCCTTCATTTCATCAACAAAGCAAGTTCTTTGATTAGATGTATATTTTAACTCTCTTTCGTAACCTTGTTCTTCATCAAACCAATAAATATTACAACCTTTAATTAGTTTGCTTAATGGTTTGTCAGTTCCTTTTAGTAGATAAAATCGATCTTTTATCTCCCAATCATTTTTTGATTTTTGTTGAACTTTTTTTGGTTGTTCTAAAACCTCAGTAGTATCCATTACTACTTCTTCTTTTAATTGAGGTTTTTTAACCTCAACTTTTTTTGTTGTTTTCTTAGCCATGATATAATATAATATAAGTTAATAAAAAAAATAAAAGAAGAGTAGAGAGTTATAAAACAAACTACTCTTCTTTTTTTAAAAATAATTAGTTTAACAAACAGAAATTGTTAGCACCTTGAACAACCATACATCTTTCAGAAAGAAAGTTGACAGTCATTGCATCTAAATCCGATGTAACAGCCCCAACAGAACCTGTAATCCAAGTTTTGTTTTTTCTGCTTTCTAGATTAGAAGCTCGATATCTAACATGTAAAAATGGTCTTTTAATATTTTGACCTAAAGACTGATCATAAACAGAAGATACACCAGCTGGTATAACAACGCCTCTGACAGCCTCTCCACCAGTTGCAGCAGCATTAATACCGCCTCTAGTAGCTTTATCGTTTAAGTATTTCCAATCAGACTTGTAGAAGTCATAAGAACCTCTCCTAAATCCTGAAAACCCTAAGTTTAAAGCCATTTCCTCACTGTTACTAAATACACCGTAAGAAGTACCTCCAGATCCATATGAGTTCATTGAAGCAAGCATATCATCAATAGCAAGAGATGTAGCTCTATTCACAAACATCATATTTTCTTCAATAGCACCATTTTCATCAAAAGCAGCTAGTAAAGCATCAAATTCAGCTAGATCAGTAGCAGCATTTACTCCACTAACACCAGAAGACTGATGACCACGAGTAGTGATAGCTTTAAACAAACCTTCAGTACCGGCTAAACCAGCTCCAGCATCTCCACCACCTGTGTCAATATCAGAGTTAGCTGCAGTTTTTTCAGCTTCAATACAGGTCATTTCTAAATAGTCATTAAATCTAGCTCTAGTATCACCTTCAGCTTTCAAATACCACATATAACCATTTTGTCCTTCTTCGCCACTTACTTCAACCCAACCAATTTGAGCTGCATCAGATCCTGAAACCTCATACATATCTTTAATTATAACTGGCTTGTTAACGTGTGATACAAAAACAGGCTCATTTGATCTAGTTTGATTTTCAGTTCCTTTACCAAATTCAGAACCAAAAACTAAAAGTTTACATGTGTCATCTCCATTAGCAAAGCCAGCATCATCTAAATGTTGTACTGCATAAGGTTGTAAAGTAACATCCTCACTACCAGCTGCAGCAACAGATACACGAGCAGTGATAGTTTGTCCACCACCAGCAAATAATACCATATCACCAACTCGAACTCCATGATCAGTAGTTTGAGCTACACCATCAATAGTTTTAGCTATTTTAATTGTACTAAGATTTGCTGCTGTTATTGTACACTCATAAGATAAATGTAATCTGCCTTGCTCTGACCAAATAACTTGATCAGCTGACATAGGCTCTTCAGCACTAACTTGAGATAAAAAACCTGAAATAGTTCTTTTACCATATACCTCAGCTTCTTGTTCAATCAACTCAGGTAAATACTGTTGTGCCCATCCGTTATTTTGGATGTCTAAATAATTATCCGCACCAATAGCTTGTTGTACATTGGCTTTTGCGGAAATAGTTGGACTTGTAATTGCCATAATTTTATATTTTTAATTGTTTTTTAAATTTATTTATTGTTTTTAAGTTTAAATTTAAAACTAGCAGAATCATCACCCAATACTCTAACTTTCATACCTCCAGTATCAATCTCAGTATGAGATGATCTAGAGTCCATATTTATGTTTTTAGATTTAGAAACACTATCCTTGATAGCATCAGCTTTACCTTGTTCATAAAAATGTTTAGCTATAGCATCAGAGTTCATTGCTGTAAATAAAGATTTATGATAACCCTTAGCATCTGACATTTCATTCTTTTCATTTAGAAACTTTCTAATAAAATTATTAATGTCGCTTTGAGTATTTTTTACTTTATCAGCTTCTTTAACATTAAATCTATATCTTTTATCCCCAACATTATATTCAAAACCTTTGAATTTGTCAGAAAAAACTTCATTAGTTTTTTTATTAAATAAAGACTTTTGTTTTTCTGCTACTTTCTGAGACTCTTCAGTCTCTTTATTATAACGATTAAAAAAATCAATTGCTTTTTGTTGCTCAGGTGCTAACTTAGAACCTGCTTTGATTTCTTCGTAGTATTTAGACTTTTGCCCGTCTAAGTGGGTTCTAGCATTAGCAACTTGCTCTTTAAATGCTAGTTTTTTTCTTTTAACATCTCTTTCATCATCTAAATCTTCGTCATAAAGAAAATTATCTTCAATCAAAAAATTTATTTCATCATTTGATAAATGAGGTTTTGTTTGTTTATAGTAATCTAATAATAACGAGTTATCATCAATCTTACTGTAATCTTGATTCAGTCTAACATAATCTTCTAAACTTCCTCCAGTTTCGTTCATAAAGTCAACCACCTTTTGTATATTTTCAGGTAAGTCAACTCCTGTTTCCTGTCGTTCCTCAACAGCTTCCTTAACTTCTTCAGTTAACTCTTCCGTTTTTTCTTGAACTTCTTCTTCAGTTACCTCCTCGAGAACGCTGTCTTGCTCATTCGTGGAAACTTGTTCTTCATTTTTTTGTTCAGGTTCGCTTTGGGGGTTTTGTTCTCCCACTGCTTCACTTGTTGCTGGCTCTTCTGCCACTGGTTGTTGTTGTTCTTCAACGACATTTTCTTCTTCTTCTTTTTTAGGTTTAGATAAATCAACTTTTATAATATCATCAGTTGATTTTTTTTTCATTGAAGGTCTACCCCTCTTCTTTTTAACCTGTACTTTTTCTTCCACAGGTTTTTCCTGTGTAGTAGTAGTAGTAGACTCGTTTTTATCCACCACTACTTCTTCTATTGTTTTTTCTTCCATGATATAATATAATATAAATTAAAAAATTGTAATCTCTTATTGAGCTTCTTTCCAAGTTTTGTATGCAGCCTTTACATCATCTGTCCATGCAGCATTTGCTATTGCTTGTACATTAGTTGCCTCACCTGAAATATCAGTGGCTGTATGTGTCCAACTGTTATCTTCTGCTTGAGATGAGGTAAATGGTTGTAACACGTGTCTATGAAAAGACCTTGTTAATTCAACACTATCTTCTTTAATAATTGTAGCTGTTCTAACTTGAACAGTCCAATCACTAACTACTTCTATTTTGTCTACCTTTACTTCTTTTGTTATTGCCATTGTATTATTGTTTATTTGTTTGTCCGCACCTAGAACCCACTAGATGTATTTTCTTTATGCTCCTACGTAAGTCATTGAAATCCAAACAAGTGTATTTGCTTGAAACTCTTGACCAACATTACTTGCTAAACTTGTTGTATCTCCTTCATAAATTTCTACATAACTATTACCTTCACTTCCAAACATGGCAAATGTAGTTGTGGCATTGTTTGCTCCTTCTGCAACAATTATACTTCCAGCAAAATCAGCCGCTTTACCACTTAAACTTCCTACAGCTATAGGAATACTTATTCTTACTATCCCTTGAGGACTACTAACACTAGTTACTTCTGCCTTACCTACTATAGTAACTAATCTACCAACTTTTGTGTAAGAGAATTCATTAAGAGCACCAGAAAGAGTTATGCTACCATTAGTTTGTGGTGTAAATGAAGGAGTATAAAGTCCCTCTTCATAATCATCTAATAACGTAGAGGAGTCTCCAGCATCATAAGCTTTAGCAGCACTAAAATCAATACCATGACCTGACGCTACTACAAGATTACCGTCTGCTATAGTTAAATCTCCTCCACTACCATCTGCACCAAAAGTAAATGCTTGATTACCATTAGTATAAATTCTTATTTCACCTCCATTTCCAGATGATGAAATTCCAGACTGACCACTAGCTAAAGCAGTTCCTTCAAACTCTATGCCTTGTGTAGAAATTACAACTCCATCAGCTTCAATTTTTAAAGCATCAGCGTCAGAGGCAGACCCAATTGTACCAGCATCTGGTATTGCAATTCCATTACCAGCTATGTTAAGTGATGATACTTGACCACTATTAGCTAATGTCATTATTTCTAACTTAGTGTCTTCAGTTCCAGCAGAAGCATCAGTCATAATACCCCTCATTAAAACAGCTTCCTTAACTGTATTACCGTCATTATCTCCATAAAAGTAAATTCTACCACTTTCATGATTATCTGCACCAGTGTCTGAATTTTTCAAAGCTAAAGTTCCACCACTTGTACTGTCAGCATTATCTTCTATAGTTACCGTGGCTCCTGTATCAGTAGCCGATATATTACCTGCAAAAGTTGAATTTTGACTAGAATCTATAGTTAACGCTAAATTACCACCACCTGTTGTAAATTTAAGAGCACCACTTTCAGATCTCATTATAAAATCAGTATTAGCTGCACCACTTAATAAAGAAGTACCATTACCTATATAACCTGCAACCGTACTAGTATTGTAAGCAAACTCAGTGTAACCAGAAGTTGCATTTGTAGTAGCAAAAGTAGTAATATCAGAAGATGAAGATGTTATTGTTGAGGTTACATTACTTACAGTAAAATTACCATCTACAACAAACCCAATATTAGCTGCTGCTGCAGCTGCATCTACAGTTGTAATTGTAAAAGCTCCATTAGCGGCTGCTGCAAGAGTAATAGTGTCACTTGCAGATGGTGTAAATACCAAATTAGCTGCTGCATCATTACCAATATTTAATCCATCCAAATAAGCTGAAGACCAAAATTTACTTGATGTTCCTAATTGACCTTCACTGTCGGCATTAGGTACTATATTTTTTGTTGCCATGTTTTATTTTTTTTATTCACTAATATATTTTTTAACAACAGTTGGTGTTGCTTTTTCTTGTATTACTTCTTCAATTACACTTTTATAGTGATTTATTTGATCTGTACCAAGAGAAGTTTCAACCCAACCAATTACATCAGATTCTTTTAAATCTGCAAACTCTGTAAAACTAGAAAGATCTGAGGTGTCTATTTCTGCAACACCAGTTGTTACTGATGAGTTTTTTTCTGCTGTATCATCTACACCTTCTAGCTTCCAATAAACTTTAAATATTACATCTGATTTACCACTTTTTGTTGGGTAGGTATCTACAGTTTTTGTATCCCATGTATATGTTATTGCCATTGTTTTATTATTTTATTTTGGTGTTAAATCTCCATTACCATCTACATTCCAATAACCTTCTTCGCTAGGTGATACCGCAGGTGTTATTTCCGTACTTGTAGTATCCCATGAATCACTAAAGTCATAAGCAATACCATCTAATGGACTTAAATCACTCCCACTAATGCTCCAAAGATAATCTTCTATTGCAGCAGCAGCCGATGCGCCACTAGTTACAGAAGATAAATCTATGCTTAATCCTAAACCCGGCATTAGTATCCTAAGTAAGCAATTACACCACCATCAGCATCAGCTGCTATTGTAAAAGTATCCCACCTGCCAAATATTGTAAGACCTTTTGGAAATACATTAGATGAATCTATAATTTTACCTCCAGAAGGACCCGGACTATCTCCAGGATTTGGTGTTGATGTACCACCAGCACCTACTTCTCCTGAAGCATTACCCACGCAAATACCAGCTGTACCATTAGTAGGTGAAAGTTCACTAAATGTTGTATCTGCTAAAAATTGTATTGCAATTATTTTACGATCATCTGGTGGAACTACTTGATCTGTATGATCAGTAAATATAGATCCGTTTTGCCCGAAGTCATAACCTGTTCCGAAGTTTATACTCATTTTATTTTTGTTTTATTTTTAATTTTTATTTATCTAGGATCAAAAACACCTAAGTTGAAATTACCACTAATTATATCATTACCTGCTGACTCAAAGTTTTTAGGTGGTTTTTCATTTTTTCTTTGATCAATTAACTCAGATTGTTGAGTTGCTTGTATTTTTGTTCTATTATCTTTTCTATCTTCCTTGTTTGTTTCTTTACTTTTTTGAGCTTCAACTTCCATTTGCTTTAATTGCATGTTCATTTGAAACTCCAACTGCATTAACTCTTTTTTAGCAGCAACCTCTTGTTGCATTTTTTGTTGTTCTATTTGACCTTTTAATTGTTCTAATTCACTATTAATTTGAATTAATGCTTGTTGTTTTTGAACCTCGGCTTGTGCTGCTACTTGCTGGGATTGTGCGTTTGCTTGAGCTTGAGCCTGTATATTTTCTTGAGCAATTTGTTGATCTCTTTGTTGTTTCTTTTTTCTTCTTATCTTAAGTAATTGATTAGCTAATTTTATATTTTTTATTTCTCTTAAATCAATAGCATCTTCAATATCTATACCTTTTTGAGCAACAGCTGCTTGTATGTTATTTTCAAGTATTTGTTTTTCTTCTTCATCAGGTGCTAGTTCTATAAATATACCAAAATCATGTATATGAAGATTAAACATTTCTTCTAGTGTAGCTACATTATGAACACCTATACTTTGAATAAACGCATCCCTTGCAGGAGAATACTCTATTATATCAGATATTCTAAGTGAAATACACTCTGCAAGTTCTGAAGTTAAAAACAAACCTGATTGCAGTATATGTCTTGTTGCTGTATTGGAATTTGCCGCAGCAAGTTTTTGAACACCTACTAAAGCGTCTTTTGATGGTGTACTACCGTCTCTAGCTTCGTTTAAACCAGTAACATCCCTTATCATTTGTAAATAATAATTATAGGTTGTTATTAGACTTTGCATTTTAGCTCCACCATTACCACTAGCTATTTCTTGGATAGGTACTTTACCTCTATTAATATCACCATCTGAAGTAAGTGATCTACCTATAATACTACCAGTTTGGAAAAACATGTTAAGCGCTTCTTGCGGATTATAGTTTGTTCCATTGCCAAGATCAACCTCTGCAACTCCATCAGCATCTAAGTAAACACCATCTGGTATCATCCTAGACATTACTTGCTGTAGCTTTAAATGAGTTAGCTGAATCATATCGGCAAATCCAGTTATTCTACTAACTAAAGATTCAATTCTACCGTTATACATTCTAGGTGCAACAATACTGTAATTCATTTTAACTTTAGTATTATCGCTTTTAGGCCTCATCATATTCTTAGCCATCTCCCATTTTAATAACTTACTGCTATTTAAAACCAAAACACCTTCGTATAATACTTCTAAAGATCTAGAGACTTTTTCAAAATTCTCATCTAAAATTTCAGTTGGTGGATTAAAGTTGTCATCTTTTATTATTACTTTACTACCACCACTACCTGTCATTTTTATTTTATAAACCTCATTCATGTATGTTTTATAATTAAAATATAAAACATCTATTTGGTTGTTATCTTTTTTATCGTAAGAGTGTCTACTATTGTGAGTTTGTGTTACGCTTGAAGAATTTTCTATTTCTTTTAAATCCTCATTTGTTAGATTTGGAAATTCTTTTTTTAATTCATTAATTGGCACTGTTTTTAATTCACCAACATAATAAATATCTTCAAAATAAGGTGAATCAGTGTAAGAATAAACTAAATTAATTGGATCAACATATTCTACTTTAAGACCTTCAGATTTAGAAAAGCTATTTTTTACACAACCAATACCTAAAACAGTTAGATCATAATTTACTCTTCTTCTTGTTAAATCGTATTTGTTTGTTTCTAAAATAGTATTTATCGCCTGTTCTTCAGCTAACTCAACAGCTTGCTTGTATGTCAGCTGCATGTGTAGTTCTAATTCTTCTCTTGAGTCTGGTAATTCTTCTTTATTAAAGTTAGATATGTTTATTCCAAAGCTTTCTTGTACAAAAGCATCTAACTCTTTTGTTCTCATATCCGTAAGTATATCTTCCATGTACTTAGTTCTTTTACTAACTCCATACGGATCTTGAGAATAAGCTTTTATATCATAAGTTCTTTCAGATATACCATTAACAACTATATCAACAAACTTAGGAATAATAGGTACTGGTTTCCAGTCTAAATTAAGATAAGACAAATCACCATTTATAGACAATTCATCTTTGTACTTTTGTATTGGTTGTTCACCTCTAGCATAAAGTCTAAGTTTGCGAAAACTATTATAATTAGTTTTAAATCTATCCGTGCTGTTATCACCATGAAACCATTCACTCTCTATAGCTTTAGCAACCTTAAGTCCATACTCTGGACTTATTTTTTCAAGATCACTAGCTACTTGGCTAGGAAAATAATTTTTAATAGAATTAGCCATATTGTTCTTTTATTATTTTAGATGACATGCCTTCATTTTTATATCTAGCAAATCCAATATTTATTTTTTGTTTTTCTCTTTGCACATTTGGTGCATATAAATTCCTATTGCAAGCCATAACGGCTAAACCACTACTTATTGACGCATCAAACTTTGTTCTATTGTTTATGTCAAACCTTGACCAATCATTTAATGTTTTATTAAAATACATGTTACCATAACTACCATTACCTTTTGAACCGACGTGGTTTTGTATGTACATTTCAATAGCAGCAGCATGAGACTGTTTTATGTCTTCACTAGAGTTAGGTATACCACCTATTTCTTTTTCCGCGTTAGATAAGTTATTCCAAACTTTATCTGGTCTATTCATAGAATAACCTCTATAACCTCTACGTCTTAAATAGTATAAAAGTCTAGGTTTGTTATTCTCTGCTAATATTGGCATACCGTAAAATACTAATGCCATTAATACATCTTCAAAAAATATTTCAGCAGTTTGAGGTCTAGCTAAATACTCTAAAAAGAAACTATTAGATGGTGCATCTTCCATAGAAAACTTAGTTAATCCGTGTAAAGCACCTTTAGAACCTTGACCATCAACAGTACCAGATATATCATAACTATCACATCCAAAAGCACCGATATGTTCATTGCCAGGTTTTTTACCGCTATTAGTTTCTATTATTTTATTTTGTAAGTGTATTTGTGGTATCCAACTAATATTGAATCTTCCTTTAGGATCTGGATAAAAAATAACTTTAGAATCTTTTATGCCATTAATCCACTGAAAATTTCCAGTAGTAACAGACGTACTATTACCAACACCTTCGTTATAATCTATTTGTTCGTATATTTTAGTTAAGTTAAATATACTGTTCTTAGTTTCATCTCTAAATGCGTGTTCCTCTGTTCTAGGGAATTGTCTATAAAATTCATTTAGCGCGTCGGGATCATTTTTTAATCCATCAACTTCATTCTGCCAATGCTCTAATATACCTGTATCTATGATTTCTCCATAAACTCCTTTAGCTTCTGTCTCAGGAGTATCAAATACTGGCTGACCGTACTCATCAATAAACCCTTCGTAATTCCATTCCATAGGAATAAAAAGACTATAAAGGCCAGAACTTGTTTGCCCATTTCTATTTCTTTTAGTTACGTCGGAATCTCTGTATAGTTTCTTAAAATTTCCACCACCTTTGTCTAATGAGTTAGATGTACTACCCATCATACATTTTCCGATTACTCTACTACCTAATCTTAAGGTTGTTTTTGTGACTCTCCAGTTGTTGAGGATATTGTTTGGTTTTTCCCACTTCCCGGATTCATCATGTACCAGTAGTTTGATTTTCTCTCCATCATAGGAGTTATCTCCTGTATTTTTCCAGTCGATTGTGGTGTCCAAGCCCTGTAAATCCTCTGGCCTGTCGGTGCTACTGATACTCCGTCTTGTGAGTTTTGATGCTGGTACTCTAAAAGCGAGTTCTGTTTTTGGTCTGTCCATACCATCCTGTATTGGTTTGAAGAAGAAAGGGTAGTTGACGGATATAGGCACCACTTTGTCGGTGAACATTTTCTTAGCATCGGGACCGGACTTGGACAGTATCCCGTAACGCGCATCACTGGATATTGTTGCAAGGTTAACAACTTCACCTGACGCCATGAATGAGAAGCCGGATCGTCTGTTCTTAAGGTAACACATCCCATAAGATCGAAAATCGGCTTTACAGGCTTCCCAAAAGATGTAGAATAATCTATTGGCTTCACGATAATCTGGCTTGCCGACGTCAATTTTACTCCATTGCAAGTACATGTAATGAGTGCCAGTAATATAAGTAGGATTACTGTTGTTATAATACCATAAGCCTTCCTCTCTAATTTTGAACTCATTCTCTATATATTCTATGTATCTTTCCTTAAAACTATTAGGGTATTCTTTCCAGTCAAATATTGTTTTAATTTTATTAAGCTCCTTGGGATATTCGGTATATTCCCACTTATTACTTTTAAACTTAACAATATTACTTTGTTTTGGTAAAGCTATTTTAAGATTTTGTATCTCATATATATCACCAATTTGACCGGTTTTACTGATTACAATAATATCATGTTCCTTATTGTAACCATACTCCCATTTTTTAGACTTATTAAGTCTTGCTATTGTATTTAATTTAATTGGAGTTATAACCTTATATAAGGTTTGTTTGTACATATATTATCCTTTTGTAAAATAAGCATACTCAACTACACAAGCTGCATTATTAGCTTGCATCCTAAATCCAAGATTATCAGTTACTCCAAAAAAAGCAAACTCACCAGGCCATATAATACCCCACTCTTGATCACTATCATTAAATAATTTTACGTGATTTGAACTATCTGTATTTTTTACATATACATAAGTTGTAGTTGCATTGTTTTCAAGTATATTAGTTTTACTTGAATGACTGACTGAGATTTTAGCTGTACTAATATTAGGTTGTGTTACAGTTAAACTATCAGTAGCGGTTATAGATAAACTATCACTACTTAAATCTGTACTTACTAATGTTAATGTAGGTGTTAATGTTGCCATATTTTTTTATTTAGATTTTTTTTCTGCAAAACCACCAAATGATACATCTTTGCTTATATCAACTGGTATTTTGTTTTCTATTATGTTTTCTTCTTCTTCTATTCTTTTAAGTATTTCAAACGCATCAAAGATAGCTAATTTTTTTGTTGCAGCAGCATTTTTTAATCTGTCTGCCGATATATCATCATCTGAATCAACAATAGCTTCTTTAGCTACTTTAATTAATTCCTCAACTGCTACTTGCCCAGCTTGGATTATACTCTTCTTCGTTTCCTTGATATTCATATTTAATTGTAATTTGACTAGTTAAAACTCTATATAGTCTTTCACCGTCAATAATAAATTCATAAGTGCTAACAGGTGTAAATCCTACTAAGTCACCTTCTTTTAAACCAAACTCTAAAAGTGCTTTGTTACTTTGTTTTAAAACACCTACACACTCTTTTTCTTGATTAGAAGAATACTTGTCTGTAGATTTTATTGGTTTTACAAAACAAAAACCATCTGTAGCTATCCACTTATTATTTCTTTTGTAAGAAAATATTTGATCTTCTTTTACACAATAAGTGTTTTCATCTATATAACTTCTACTATTCTTTTCTTCAGACTTTACATTATGCCATCTTCTAAACACATTGTGATGAACTATTATTTCATCTCCAACCTGTATTTTAGTAGGTACAGCTATAGGTATTGATTTAACTATAGCTTTTCTACTAACATATTGATGGTTGTATATCTCTGTGTTAAGTATGAGATTTTTATCCCCTACTTTTTTACTATTATTATATCTTGATATTTTAGGTGATATAATAAAATCATATATACTTCGCATTAATATTCTAGATTATACTCTACTGATATAGCCATGTTTTTATTGAAGTTCTTCCAAATAATAACATCTTTATCTTTTTGAATATAGATGTCATATCCTTCATCCTCTTCAATTATATTAGAAATCTTATGCCCTCCGTAGACCTCTTGACCTACGGAATAATGCATAGATTCATTTTTATAATCTTTACCAATGCTAATTTTACGTATTAGCTTGCTGCTCATCTTCAATTGGGGTTATGGTTCCGTCTACAATATTAATGTTTACTTTACCGTATTCTTTTTCAAGTGTTTCTTGAAAATCTTTAAGACCTTTTTGAACCTCACCTATTTGATGAAGTAGCACGTGTTTTTGAGTTTCAAGTTGACCAATTTGTGATTGACCATTGTTTATTTGTTTTACCAAACCTTGTATTGCTTCTAACTCGTCTTTTTTAATTTTTTTATTTTTACCCATAATTTTAAATTTAATTAAATTGTACTTGTTGTAAATAGTATCACACGTATAGTTTACTTTTTAAGTATGTGTACCATCGCCATCTGTTATTGTCCAACCTCTACTAACTAATGTTGTTCTAGCGGCTTGACCTGCAGAGTCTGTTAAGTTTGCACTACCAAAGTGTGCTGTTACATTACTTTGTGTTGATTGTGCTGCCCAACCTATAATTGTAGCTTTATAATTAGCATCAGATAAAGCAGTAGCTTGAAACATACTTGTCATATCTGTTACATCTGCTATATCCCAACTAGCAAGGTTTTGATTAAAAGCGGTTGCATCCTGAAACATACTCCTCATACTTGTAACACTACTTGTATTCCAACCACTAATATCTTGGTTAAAACTTTCAGCACCTTCAAACATACTAGCCATACTAATAACATTACTAACGTTCCAAGAACTAATATTTTGATTAAAAGATTGTGCGTTTTTAAACATAACAGTCATACTATTAGTAACACCACTTACATTCCAACTAGTAATATTTCCATTAAAAGCAGTTGCTCCATCAAACATACTACTCATGCTTGTAACGCTACTTACATCCCAAGAATTTAGATCTTGATTAAAAGAAGTAGCTCCTTTAAACATTGCTCCCATATTTGTAACATTACTCGTGTTCCAAGAATTACAAGTTTGATTAAAAGATGTAGCTCCTCTAAACATATTCACCATACTAGTAACGTCTGCAGTATCCCAAGAATTAATACTTTGATTAAAAGATGTAGCATTCATGAACGTTTGTAGGAAATCAGTGGCACTTCCTGTATTCCAACCACCTATATTTTGATTAAAAGCAAAAGCACCAAAAAACATACTAGTAAATAACTGTACATTGCTAACATCCCAACTAGTAACATTGCTGTCATTAAAATTTGTTACACTAGAAAAACAACCCTCTAAACTTGTGCATCTTGAAAGATCTGGTGTGTCACTAGCACTTATATTTAAATTATTATCTGCTTTTCCCAATACTAATTTTTTCCACTTTAAGTTACCCCAAGCCGAGATATCAGTTACATTCAAATTATTTAAATACCATTCTGGAAACCCTTCAGTTGTTGCCCCTACTACATTTCCATTATATGTGCTTGTTGATCCACCTCCACTATTGTCTGCTATGGTTCTGCTAAGTGCACTGTTATCAGTTATACTTGTTGTAGTACCATCTCCCCAAGTCCAAGTAGCATTATATTCACTAGAAGTACCAAATAAAAGAATGCTTGCATTATAAGTCTGACCTGCAGGAAATGTGTAAGTAAATGCAAAGGCTGGTGATGTTACTGTAGGATAACCTCTATATTGATTGGCGTTAGTTACATTACTTAAACTACCACTTAAATCTCCAGAGTAAGTTGTATTAAATAAAGAAACATTAGATGCGGCTATTAAAGCATTTAAATTATCAACACTAGCTACAGATCCACCGCCTTCAGTTATAGCACCTTGTATTGTAGTGTTATCACTGTTTCCAAACATACTAAAACTACCACTAGTAGGTACACCCATATTACTTAAGTTTTTCTTCTATTGCTACTAATTTTTCTTCTAATTCAAGTATTGCTTTATGCATATGCGCTAAAACACCTCTATCACTCATAGATAAGTATCCTCTATAATCTTCTTTAATATTGTGTGGTAAAACTTTTTGAACTTCTTGAGCTATAAACCCAGATTCTTTTTCACCGTCTTTAATATAATTATAAGATGTAAATTGTTTGATTATTTCTAAACCTTCTTTGATGGGTTGTATTTCAGATTTTAATCTTTTATCTGAAGTTGTTACAAAGTTGCTTGCTGTTAAAGCACCGCTACTAGAGTTGAAGGTTAAGTTACTACCACTTTTAGGTGCTAAATCACCCGTTGCTGCAGTAGCAAATATAGGGAAGCATGTTGTATCGCTAGACTCATCAGCAACTGTTATAGTTGTGGCAATAGCCGCTGTGCCAGTTGTATCTTGATTACCTGTTGCATCTACACCAGGTAAAGTAATATTGGTTGATCCATTAAAAGATACACCACCAATATTTCTAGCTGTAGTTAAAGTAGCGGAACTACTTGTTGTCGCAGTACCGTTAGAAGCTACGGTCATATTGCCACTAATACCAGCATATATAAACTCTTTTAAATCTTGTATTTTAAAGTTTTTTGTAGTTGTATTTTCAGAATCTGTACCAATTACTTTATCGGTATTAGAAACAGTCCCGTCTAACGTGTACGTTGATATTCTAGCCATTTAGTTTTATTTCGCGCTTGTTCCGTAATAATATGCAAATATGTTACTTATAACAACACCTTCAACCATACCCATTAAGTGTACAAATAAATCATTGTCCGTTACAGAGGGTACATAAACTACGGCATATATTATAAAAGCAAATGACAACAAACCAACAATACCTGTTAGCGTCATCATAAAATCTTTTTTACCAGTTTTAGCAACTTCTATCTCTCTGTTTCTAGCAGAGTCTCTATCAGCTACCTCTAGTTTATACATTTCAGCATGTTGCTCATGTAATACTTTTTTATCTTCAGGTGATATTTTAGGATCATCGTCTATCATTTTACCTACCATGCTAAGAACTCCAGCATCTGGTAATAGATCACCTGCGACATCTAATATCTTAGGTGCTAAGCTTTTTAGCAATCCACCTAACTTTGTATCTTTAAATTTTTTCTTTTCACTCATGTCAGTCCTTTACCTTGATCTCTTAATTTTTGAACTTTTGTTTTAAAAGTTTTTAATCCTTTATTACCTAACAATAATGTTCCTGCATCTATATCTCTTAAATCGCCTTCTCCATAAAAACTTTGCATTTTTCTCAAACCTTTAGGTGTAAAATCTCTACCATAGCCTTTTTTAGCTTGACTTTTAGATTCATCACCATATAGTTTTTTAAAATCTTTTCTGGTAAGTTGTTTTTGGTCTTCTCTAAATTTTTTTAATTCTTTATTATATTGTTCTATATTTCTTTGTCTTTGCTCGTAACTTAAAAAAGTAACATTAGGAGAACCTGTAGTTTTAATATTTCCACGTTGAAACTTATCACCTTCTATAGTTGCAAATGCCTGACCACCAGTTGCTGTTGTAGGTCCAGTTTGAGAATTAACAATAACACTAACAAATTTACTATCAGGCCTACTACCTCCATATTTTTTTTCTACAATACCTTCACTATAAACATTTTGAGCACTTTTAGCACTACCAGTACCAGTTTGCTTAGTTGATAAAAAAGTTCTATTATCAGCTAAAACCTTGCTTTCTACAGGTTTAAAGCTATTTTTATATTCTTGAATTTCTTTAAATCTTTTTTGTAAGTATTTAGAACTAGTTTGTAACTTAGTTTTTCTTTTACTTAATTTTCTATTTGGATCTGTACTTACTGGCATAATTATCTGTCTTTATCTTTTATCATATCATCTAAAGCTTTATTCATTACTTTATCAGTATATGTTTTGTTTTTATGAAAAACATTTCTTTCTGTAAATGGTGGATCTTCTTCACCTAGTAGTATTCTATATATTCTACTTATTACTTGACTACATTTAAACGATGTTTTAAATACACTGTATTTTATAGTAGTCCTATTTCTTTGTCTCCAAACCTCTATCCAACCCTCTCTTTTTAATCTCTCCCACCTGTGCTTATCCCAAGTATATGTATAAGCACCATCTATAAATTCATTACGTGTAAATCTTCCTTTACAATCTAAGTATATTAATAATTCAAGATCAGCATCATTTAATCCATAAGTTTTACAGACCCACTTACGTGTGAGCCTGTAATACTTAAGGATGTTAAGATCACGAAGATCTTGTGCTGTTAATCGCATTTATTATGATGCATCAACTACTGCTACTGAAGCACAAGCTGTAATATTGCCATTTAAGAAAACACTGTTTTCACTATCAGCTACAACAATAAAAGGACTGTTAATAGCATTAGCACTAGCAATAGCACCAGTTATAGATTCTATAACTTCTTTATGTTTACCAGAAGTAATAGTAAGAGCTACAACAGGTGCATCTATACCTGAATCTTCATCTAACTCTTGATTAGAACTAAAATAAAGTCTAAGAGCAGTTGCTGTGTGCATCTCAAGATGAGATAATTTATCAGCAGGAAAACAAGCTACTTGCTCAGTTGATGTTGTTGAATCAGGAGCTCCACTTGCAAAATATAAAAACTTTTTCATAATTGTTATTTGTTTTAAGTTTTAAAATTAATTTACCGTTTGTGGTTATTGGATTTTGGATTAAGGTTTGTGGATTATTCTATATTAATAGAATTTTTTTATTCGACAAGAACTACGTCTTGTACTCTTATAATTTTATAAAGGGTGTCTTCATAGCTGATACCATGTCCTGCATGCTTGTCATAATATACTATGTCATTATTGTCGACACCCTCGACCTTACTGCCGCAGCTGATAACCTTAGCTCTAATGTAACGATTATCTAGGTCTGTCTTTTCTGTGAAAATAAGTCCAGCAATCTTTTTTTGCTCTTCTTTTATATCACTTACTATTAAGTAGTAATTAATTGCTTTCATTAGTCCTCATATTAGATATAACACAATCTGCAGATATGATGGTGGATACCACGCTAACTGCATTTTTTAAAGCTGTCTTTGTAACTAATACAGGATCTATGATCCCACTTTTTACCATATTAACATGCTCACCAGAAACGACATCAAAGCCCCAACCCTTTTTTAAAGGTTCAACTGAGTCTTCTATACCTGCATTTTCTAGTATAGTGTTATAAGGTGAACGTATTGCTCTTAATAATATATTTTCACATTCGTTAGAAGGCTTTGTTTTTTGTGATGCGTTCAGTAAGGATATACCACCACCAGAAACTATACCTTCTTTTAATGCCGCTTTAACAGCATGTATTGCATCTTCAACACGATCTTTCTTTTCTTTTAACTCAACCTTTGAGTCCGCGCCTACTCTTACAATACCAACAGAACCAGATAGCATACTAAGTCTATCTTGTAATTTTCTTTTTATAAATTCGTTTTTTTCTTTTTCTATTTTCTTTTCAACTTCAGATATTCTTTCACCAATATCACTATTAATTTCTTTTATAGTAAGTACAGTGTTTTTATTATCTGTAACTGATTTTAATACCTCACCTAAACAATCAGGTTGTATCAAGTCTAAATCATCACCAAGTTCTTCACTAATAACTTTAGCACCAGTAAGTATGGCTAAATCCTCAATAGCATCTTGCTTAGTAGGTCCAAATCCAGGTGTTTCAATAATATTAACATTAATATTACCTTTAACCTTATTCATCATCAAAGCAGATTGAACTTGTTGCACTACTGGAGCTACTATCAACAAAGCCCGCTTGTGTTTTATAACGTGTTCTAGTATGGATTGTATCTTTCTAATACTTGGTATTTCTGATGATACTATTAATACTAACGGGTTTTCTAATGTTGCAGTCTCTCTATCTTTATCTGTAACAAAATGAGGTGATTTTAAACCACAATCAATCTGTACACCATCAACAGTTTCTACGTAAGTTTCGTTTGTTTCCGATTCTTCCATCAATACAACACCATTTTTACCAACAACGTTGTATGCCTCAGCAATTGTATCACCTAAATTCTCGTCATTATTACAAGATATAGTGGCAACATTACTTAACATTCTACCGGAAACGTCCACACTATTTTTATCTAGATATTCATTCACTTTGCTTAGAGCAGAGTTTATACCTAATTTAATTTGTCTTGTAGTGTATTCAGGACTTTTGTTAACTTCATTTAAAAGGGATTCAGCAAGTACGATAGCTGTAGTAGTACCGTCACCTGCCTCCCTTACTGTATTCCTAGAAGCCTCTTTAATAAGAGTTGCTCCTATGTTCTCCACTGGATCAAACAAGACAACCGATTCCGCTACGGTTACTCCGTCTTTTGTGATCACTGGTTTACCTCTAGCATCTTCGTAAATTACACATTTACCTGATGCACCTAGAGTAGATTTAACAGCGCCTGCTAGTTTTTCTACCCCAGTTGATATTCTGTTTTTAGCTGAGTCACCAAAGTTCAAATCTTTGACAATCTCACTGGGTTGATTGTATTCCATTAAATTAGATTAAATTAAATTGTATATTTTACTTATTTGTATTTGATTGTTTTGTTATGATCTAATACTTTTCTTATTAGCTCTATTACTTTTTCTATTTCTTTGATTTTGATCCCTAGTTGATTGGTTGCTTGTTTTGATAGTATTTCTTGTTGCAAGTCTTTTATTTTTAGCAGCTTCTTTTTTCTTTGATTTTTCCGTTGCTTTTAATTTAGACTTAAGCGACCTAGCACCTGCTTTTAATTGTTGCCTTTGCTTTGCTGTAGAAGTTTGACCATCTTTATTTTTAACAGTGCCGGTTTGACCTTTAGAAGTTTTGTTTATAGTTTTACCTGCTTTGTTTATGGCATCAACTGTTTTTTTCTCATTCTTAGCAGTTTTAACTGCTTTCTTTTTTTCTTTAACCTTTTCTTTAGCTTTTTTTGCAGCTGCTTTACCTGCTGCGTTATAAGCGTAATCTTTTCCTGCTACTACTGGCATAATTTTTAGAATTTAAAAGACTAGCCCGAAGGCTAGCCTAGATTTTGTTTAAAATGTTTTAACTACTTTAGGCCCTTTTGTAGCCTCAAGCTTTTTATTATAATGTTCGATACTACCATCGATAGCAGCTTCCGCGCCATCTAAGGTCTCTCGTCTTGTAACGTCATACCAAACATCTTCATTATCGATGTCTCGGTGCTCGGTTTGATAAAACCCATTGGGTAATTGTGTAATCCTCCAGTTACCTTTCTCAGCAACATGCTTGAGTTTCTTAATTACTTCTGGATTTATTTGTGTTTGGTTGTTCATTGTGTTTGAACGGTAATAAAAATAAGTCATGGTTTTATGTATTTACATGGTTAAGCCGCAATATCGCGGTTTTCTTTAAGGTTTTTTACCTTTTAATGTTTTTTTATTTGTTTTTGTCGCTAATCATAACACTTAGCATTTTTATTGAGACTAATAATAAACATAATCCTATAATCATGGCTATAAAAGCGTCTGCATTAATTAAAGCTACCATTTCTATTAAGTTGTTTTCATTATTTTAATGCTAAAACGTCTTTTACCCTCTTTTTTCGTCCCTTTTCCATCATTTCCTCTATTAGCCTTAACACTCTTAAACTTTTTATCCTTATGATCGTAGTCCTTACCCTTCATAGACGGGTTTTGTCGATGCTTTTTCTGTGAATCAGCCTTTTTAGCACGCCGATCAGCCCTCATCGCTCTTTTCTTATCCCTAGCCTTCTTATCAGCTGCCGCTTTTGGACTAAGTTTTTGCTTAGGCCCACCCTTCTTTTTAGGTTTTGCCATAATGTTTTTACCTTTTTTGTCTATAGGATTATTATTACATGCAAAAATGGTTTTTTAAAAAAGTATGACAATAGCCTGTTACTCTATACTATAATTAGCTAATGTCACATATTATTATTAGATGTAGAGATAGTTTGTATTGCACCATATAATTTAAAAATAAAAATAAAAACAAAACTTCTTTCTACAAACTGGGCCCCATACTTTGTAAAGGCACACACACATAGTTTTTGCCATTTACAATATAAATACTACTCACTCACTTACTTACTAACTAACTTTTGTGTATAGCATTTTTATAAAATAATTACGACTTTTAATGGATAATATATATAAATAAATAACTTATCTCTTTTTTTAAAATTAAGAATTTTTATAAAATAAATACTAATATAAAGGGATAATATAATTAATAAATAAATAAATAAATTAAATAAATTATATAAATAAATTTTAAACTTTAAATTAAATAAATTATGACTACTAATAAAATAACTACTAAAAGATTTGTGATTCGTAAAACGTTAATAGGTACTAATACCATTATAACTTTCACTACCAATAAAGGTAAAAAGGTAAGTTACAATCACGATAAGGTATATAACGCTCACAAACAACGTTTCGAAGCTATGCCTTGCTTTGCTAAGTATAAATCCTACACCAATACCAATAACTTACCGGTATTTGTTAGGAATATGAAGGAGCTCGTATGAGTTCCTTTTATAAAATAAATACTAATTAAATAGGATAATAAATATAAATAAATTAATAAATAAATAAATAAACTACTATGATAAATTATAATAATAAAATGAAAGAATTACTAGGTAATAATTTGGAATTAATGATTAAAAATAGGGCTTTCGATAGCTGTTCATGGATCGAAGAAGATCAGGATCAGATCTACTGTATAATAAAGCATAGCTTTGATCTGTATAAAAATAATGACTTCGAGGATATGCTCGATGGTGCTGACGAGGTCAGTGAAATGTGGGATGCACAATCCCAACTGTATGAAACGCAACTACGCTTTGTTAAGTAGTTGCTTCGCCCGCTAGGGCGTGTAT